CCTTGGCGTACTAGCCGGACGCCTTACCTGCAGGAGCCGATGGACTGCCTGAGCAGCACTAGCCCGGTGCAACGGGTGGTGATGCAGTTCGCAGCACAGACGGGCAAGACGGAAGCCGGCTCCAACTTTCTCGGCTACGTCATTGACCACGCCCCAGGGCCGATGCTTTGCGTTCAACCGACGGTTGATATGGCCAAGCGCTTGAGCAAACAGCGGCTTGAGTCGATGATTACCGATACCCCTTGTCTGTCGGAAAAGATCGCGCCGTCTAGATCAAGGGACTCAGGAAACACGATGTTTGCCAAAGAGTTCAGCGGCGGGATCATGCTGCTGACCGGGGCTAACTCAGCAACGGGCTTGCGCTCGGCGCCTTGTCGGTATTTGTTCTGTGATGAGGTCGATGCGTTCCCTGCTGATGTGGATGGCGAGGGCGACCCGGTATCGCTGGCCGAACGACGGACGACGACCTTTGCCCGGCGCAAAATCCTGCTGACCAGCACGCCAACGGTCAAGGACTTCAGCCGTATTGAGGCGGAGTATCTGCGCTCAGATCAAAGGCGCTTCTTTGTCCCGTGTCCTGCTTGTGGGGTGATGGAGTGGCTGAAGTGGCCGCAGATCAAGTGGGAAAAGGACAGGCCCAGTACGGCGGTCTATCAGTGCGAGCACTGCGGCGAGCGTTTTGAGGAGCTGCACAAGCCGCGGATGTTGTCAGAGGGCGAGTGGCGCGCGACATCACCTAGCGACGGCAAGACGGCTGGTTTCCACTTGTCTGGCTTGTATAGCCCGCTCGGGTGGTGCAGCTGGGAGCAGCTAGTTGACGATTTTTTGAGGGCGAAAGGCGATGCCCCTGCGCTGAAGTCTTGGGTCAATACTCGTCTTGCTGAGACATTTGCTGAGGACTACGCCGCGGCCGTTAGCGCTGATGGCCTGATGTCTAAGCGTTTGCCGTATGAGTCCGGCACCTGTCCTGAGGGCGTTGTGCTGTTGACAAGCGGCGTTGACGTTCAGGACAACCGCTTGGCCGTGAGCGTATGGGGCTGGGGTGAAGGCGAAACCGGATTCTTGATCTGGCATCAGGAGCTGATGGGCGACCCGACCCAAAGCGAAGTTTGGGGCCAGCTCGATCAGGTGCTAGCGACGAAGTGGCCAACGGCGAGCGGTAAAGAGCTAACGATTAGGCAAATGGCGATCGACTCCGGCGGTCACTGCACTCATGAGGTCTACCGCTACGTCCGTGAGCGTTTGCCGCAAGGCGTTGTAGCAATCAAGGGCTCTAGCCGGCGAAATAGCGCTGCTGTCGGCAAGGGCAGCAAGGTAGACATCAACTGGCGCGGCAAGAGCATCAAAAAGGGCGTCACCTTGTACCTGCTCGGGACAGACACGATCAAGACCACCTTGTTTGGCCGGCTGCGTCATAACGAGGGTGCCGGCAGCCTGAACTTCGGCATGGCTGCAGACGATGAGTATTTCCGGCAGCTCACCAGCGAACGTCAGGCCTTGCGGTATCACAAGGGCTTCCAAATTCGGGAGTATGTCAAAAAGGCAGGCGATCGAAACGAAGCGCTTGATTGTGCCGTCTACGGCTATGCCGCGTTGCTGTTGTTTAGCCGTCGTATGAACCCAGGGACGATGTGGGAACAACTCAGGCAGGAACTGGAGAGCGGAAAGAAGGCGGCGCTAAAATCCAAAAAGAAGCCGCCAGCTGCGGCCAGCAGTTTCGTTCGTAACTGGTAGCCGTGAACATCCCAAGCAAGATCAGAGCCGGCGACACAATCCAGTGGCGGGATGTTGCAGGGCTTGACAATCTTGGCAATACGGTTGGCAGCTCTGATTACACGCTGACCTATTACCTGCGGACGAATACGGCATCAGAGGGACACTCTGTAGCTGGGTCTGCCTACGGAACAGACGACTGGGAATTTTCGATCTCAGCCACTGATTCGGCTGCGTTTGATGCGGGTGATTGGTATTGGACCGCAGTTGCTACAAAGACCGGCAGCACGATCACGCTCGGCGCTGGTCGGCTTGAAGTTTTAGCCGCTCTTACCTACACCGGAACGCCTGCAGCGTTTGACGGTCGCACTCAGATTGAAAAGGACCTGGACGCCGTACAAGCGGCCATCAGGACGATTCTTGACGGTGGCGCAGTTAAGGAATACGCGATCGGCAATCGCAACCTTAAAAAGTACGATCTGCCCGATCTCTTAGCGTTGGAAACGAAGCTAAAAGCCGAGCGGAATCGAGAGCGTAAAGCCGAGATGATCGCCAACGGCCTTGGTAATCCGTTCAACGTCTTCGTGAGGTTCTGATGGGCGTCCGTTCTGCTATCCGCGAGCTGTTCCGTCCTGAGGGCCCCAAGCAGCGTCGCCGCGCTTATGCCGGCGCAAGGTTCAACCGTCTCACTAGCGACTGGGTCACTACGGGCACCAGCGCTGATTCTGAAATCAAGAGCAGCTTCAAGGCGCTGCGAAACCGTGCGCGTCAGTTGTGCCGCGATAACGACTACGCGCGGCAAGCGTTGCGAGCTATTGAGAACAACGTCATCGGCCAAGGCATTAAGCATCAGGGCCAGGTGCGGATGCAACGCGGCGGGCGCCTAGATGAGTCGATCAACGCGCAGATCCATCAGGAGTGGATGCGCTGGAGTCATAAGAGCAGCTGCGACGTGAGCGGCCTGCTCAGCTTTCACGACATGGAGCGGCTGCTAGTTCGCAGCCTTGCTGAGTCCGGTGAGGTCTTTATTCGCATCATCCGGCGGCCCTTTGGCGATAGCCGCGTTCCGTTCGCCCTGCAGGTGCTGGAATCGGATTATCTGATCGACGATGACCAGCCGCGTGCTGCTGAAGGCAACACCGTTCGGATGGGTATTGAGGTCAATGAGTACCTCAGGCCTCAGGCTTACCACTTCTACGCCAACCACCCCGGTGACGTTTATGCCGGGCATCCGAGTAACGGCCGCCGCATTCGCGTGCCGGCTTCTGATGTCATCCATCTCTTCATTCCTGAGCGTCCAAGCCAAACCCGTGGCGTGACCTGGTTTGCTTCTGCCCTGACCCGGCTGCACATGCTGCAGGGCTACGAAGAGGCAGAGGTGGTGCGGGCCCGCGCTAGCAGCGCCCTAATGGGCTTCATTACGTCACCTGAGGGTGAGCTTGTAGGCGATGAGGTCTACGAAGGCGAGCGCGTTAGCGACTTTCAGCCTGGCGTTTTCAAATATCTGGACCCCGGCCAAGCCGTGCAGGTGCCTGACCTCAATGCCCCTGACGGTCAGCTTGAGCCCTTTACCCGTTCGATGCTGCGAGCTGTTGCGGCTGGTGTGGGCGTCTCTTTTGAGTCCATTTCTAAGAACTTCAGCGAGGCCAATTACAGCAGCAGCCGCCTGAGCCTGCTGGAAGAGCGCGACACCTACCGCGTGCTTCAGCGCTTCATGATCGAAAACTTCCATCAGGTCGTCTTTGACGCTTGGTTGGAAATGGCAGTTCTAAGCGGAACGCTGAACCTGCCTGGCTACGACAGCAACCCTGATCGCTACCGCGCTAGCCGTTGGGTCGCTCGCAGCTGGGAATGGGTTGATCCCATGAAAGAGGTTGAGGCCTACAAAACTGCAGTGCGCTGCGGCTTTAAGACTCTTGGCCAAGTCATCGCTGAGCAGGGTGGCGACCTAGACGACGTGCTGGTAATGCGTCAGCAAGAGCTGGCCATGCTCGACGAATACAACATCATCACCGACACCGACCCAAGTGAAGTCACTGAAGGTGGCGCTAGCCAAGCCAAGCCTGCTGGCGTTGTTGATCCGTTCGGTGATACCCCATCGCCCCTAAATGATGAAGAGGATGAATCAAGTGACGATCAACCATCTCAGTAGACTTGGGGCATTAGAGCAGAGCAGCCCTGTGGAATTAGAGCGCCCTGAAGTTGAACTTGAAGCAGTAGAGCAAGAGGCTGTAGATCGTGCGGCCCCTGATGCCCTAAGCACCGGCGATTTTGTTTCTTGGGATTCCAGCGGCGGCACTGCTCGCGGCCGGGTTGAGGAGATTGAACGGGACGGCCAAATCAACGTTCCTGATTCTGACTTCGTGGTCAACGGGGACGCTGAGGATCCTGCAGCCCTGATCCGGGTTTATGCAGAAGGTGACGAGGGCTGGGAAGCTACTGATCGCTTGGTGGCTCACCGTTTTTCGACGCTCAACAAAATTGACGCTCTGCGTTGGCTTGAGGGCAAGAGCTACAAGCGTGCAGAGGTCACCAGCTTTGACGAAGTCGAAGACAGAACCTACGAGTTTCCGTTTAGCTCTGAATATCCCGTTGCTCGTTACTTCGGGAACGAGATCCTTAGCCACGAGGCGAAGGCGGCTGATCTCAGCCGTTTGAACGATGGCGCTCCGCTGTTGTTCAACCACAATCCTGATCGCGTCATTGGGGTTGTTGAGCGGGCATACATCGACGGTAAAAAACGTCGGGGCTATGCCCGTGTGCGGTTCAG